TTTGCTCCACCAGTCTTGGCAGTGCTGTTGATCGAACGGATAACTTCGCGATTGATTTCAGCGAGGATTTCAGAAGACAGGATGTTAGCCAACTCAGATTCTGCGTCCAATCCGTGGATTGCCTTCAGATCCTGAGCGAGTTCCATCGTGTACTCAGCCTTCAACTGACGTGTCTTGGCAGTTACAGTTGCCTTTTCGATTGTGAAACCGAGTTCAGCAGGAGTAGCAGCTTCAGCAGTTGCTGTCGCGGTACCTGTACCAGTTGAGTATGCAACTTGAGGAGAATCGAGAGTAGCTGCATAAGGATCTGTTCCACCATGTGTACCAGCGCCACCGAAGTCTGTGTCAGCTTCGTTGAAGAGAGCTTCCGTATCAGCAGTTGTTACCTTGCCTGGATTAGCAGAACCATCGGTTGTGTCGTTGTAACGAGCCTTCATTGCGAAGATCAAACCCGTTGGGCCTGACATCGGCTGAACACCAGCAACGTCGTATGCGATCAAGTTTGGCATCGCGCGGCGAACCAAAGAGATCAATACTGGATCGTAGTTTACAATCGAACCTGTAGTTGTGTCGTTTTCGTTGAGCATTCCGTTCACTCCGCGTTCTTCGTTAAGAGCACGCTCTGTGTTCTCAAGAAGTTTGGCGGTTACGGCTTTGCGGTAGTTGTCCTTGAACTCGGGAGCGTCAGCGTGATCGAGTACAGGAGCCCATTTTTTTATGTCGTTTTCTGCGTTAAACATTTTTATGTTTCCTTTATTTTTGTAAGTAAATTATTTACTTGTTGTGGATGCTGTGTTGAATTCGGCTTAGGGAAGACAAATACTTCTGCATTGTCGGAGACAATTCTGCAGCAGGATCGGCTTCTCCTTCGACGATAATTTCTGTTTCGTCAGAAGAAACTTCTTCTTCCAACTCTTGTGTAGGCTCTTCCTCGTTAAAGAAAGATTCCTTGATTACTGAAACCTTAGTTTCGAAGTTAGATGCATCGACGAATTCGATACCTTCTATTAGTTTGACAAACTTTGAAGCTTGTGTGGAAGTCAATTCCGAAGTTGCTTCAGAAATGATCTTTTCACGTTGAAGTTCAACAATCTGAGAGGCGAGAGAATCGCGTTCTTCAGATATTGTGAGGAGTTCACTCTTAGTTGCTTCAACATCTTCGCTGAGACTATCAACCAAATCAACCTTGCTTTCTGGTACTTCGATGTAACTCTCAACGAATAGATCCTTGAGGTTCTTCATGAAGTCTTCAGCAATGTCTGTACGCAACTTATTGTCAACGTATTCTTGGTTTTCGTTCATCCAATCTTCAACTACATATGTGAGGTAGTTGTCGATCTTTTCGATCAAAGTCTCGCGAATGTATACGACTTCTTCTTGCAAAGAATCTTCGTATGTATTCTCAAGATCTTCCTTGATCGTAGCGACTTTGTTTGCAACAGCAGCTTCGAAGAGAGTAGATGCTTTGGCCTTGAAGTCTTCGGTAAGATTGGAGTCTGCGTCAGCAAGAACCTTAAGATCCGTTGCAAATGCTTCTTCCATTTCTTCTTCTTCTTCGTCGTCCATCGCAGACTTGATTGCACCATAGGCAGCCATCAAGTCATCTTTCTTCATTCCCTTCATTTCCTTGTACATGGCGTTGATCATCTCTGCCTTTGTTTTTGGCGGAGCTGACTTTTTAATTGATGCCGCATTAGCTGCCGCATCTTTTTCACCATCTACATCTTCTTCTTCCATCTCTTCCTCTTCATCATCGTCACCTTGCATCATTGCTTCGTATGCTTTGGTTAGATCATGCTTCTTATAGGATTTGATAGTAGAGAAAGCGTCTGCAAGGATACCTGCTTTTGTTTGAACACCTTCTTCAAGTGTTTCTTCTTCTACTTCTTCAGAAGACTCTTCAATGGTTTCTTCGTCTACTTCGACGGATTCTTCCACTTCGTCTTCTTCGTCTTCTTCGTCAGACTCTTCGTCATCGGATTCTTCTTCGTCATCTTCTTCGTCTTCAGCTTCGTTTTTCTTCTTAGCCTCGCCAAGAAGAACATCGAGTACCGAATCAGAAAGGGATTCCTGAGATTCCTCAGCAACTTCTTCAGGTGTATCCTGCACAAGCTCCTGATTCTCTACAAGATCTTCTTCCTGTACGTCTTCAACAACGATTTCTTCGTTCTGTATTTCTTCAGACATTTGGGTTTATTTCTTATTTTGAATTTAGAGTTTGGAGAGGAAATCTCTGAAGATTCGCTCCTGAGCCTCAGCTATCTGAGTGGAATCCACCTTCTTAATTTCAATCTCATATTCTTCAATTTGTTGAGGTTTTAGAATACCATTCTCCAAGATCCAATCAACTCCTTCCATGATGCCATTTACAAAGGCTTCTGGGGCGGAGGGGTCTTGAACAATGTCAACCGTCGCAAGAATGTAATCATCCTTTACGAAAGTTTTGTTTTCTCTTGATTCAACAGTTCCCATACCACGACTTGAGACACCTAGCTTGCAACCTCCTTCTACGAGGCCTTTCACTATCTTACCCATTGGTGTATCCAAGATAAGTGCCTTTCCTACAACGTTATTACCATCCCAATTGAGTTCGGTAATACGATGTGAAACTTTATCCAAGTTAATTGCGGGGCCTTCAGGATGATTTAACTCACCGACTGCACGACCTGTCTTAACTTGTTCCTTTATATATTTTCCGGTTGCTGATTCCAGAACCGATTTAGGATAAATTCTTTTATTGCGGTTTTCTTTTTCCGCTTGCATAAAGACACCTTCGATGAAGACATCCTTGCCGCCTTTTGAGTTGGCCTCTGTGATGTACTCTAATTGTACATCCTGTGTTTCCGTTATTAATTTCATCTTAGTTTGCGTAACCTATTGCCGTGCAGGTGAGTGTCGCGGCCGATGTACGGATTTTTTCCAAATTCTTTTTCTTAATAGTAAGTGAACCAGATGCCGGAACATCGATTGTTGCGATTGTCACACCACCACTTGTTTTAAGAGTGACTGTGCCTGCCGAAGTCGTTGTGTTACATATGTAAACAAGTGACGCTTCGGATATATTGGAGTCTGCGGAGTTCGGCGTTTCTTTTGCCGCTAAGGGAATAACTGTCATTTTTGTACCTTCTGTTTGAGATAATCTGCCATATCATCCAGTTGAGATACTGAAATGGCTACTTTGTTTGTCCACCAAGAAGGTAGATCGTCTTCGGGATTCATTCCCTTTAAAATTACTTCCATATTCTGAAGAGCCTCACGAGCAACACGAATACCCCCAAGAGCTGACGCAACGTCGGTGTGCCCGTCCTCTTTTTGAAGGACTTTTTGTGATTCATCTATAAGTTTTTTCCAGTAATCACTCATCATTAGCTTCTTGATAACTCTACTTGTTGTCCTAATTGATAGAGATGAAAATCTACTGTGTCTTTTTTGTGAGGATTCTTTTTCTTGGGGTTGCTTTCTCCATCAGAGTACGCTTTGTTTGCGATCAAAGACTTCGTGAGTTTTGTGTTGTCATAGATCTTTCCGAGTAACATTTCTACTTCGGATTGTTTGATCTTATCACTTCCGCCTTTGACAAACTTGTCGGCGGATACTGCTTCATCGATCTGAACGTCTTCTTTCATATCTCCAACCTTTGCACCAGGCGAGTATAACACATAATTAGTATTTGAACCTTTGAAAACTGTGGCACCATTCTTTTTCACTAACTTCATCATGTCTGATTTATTACCACTTGCAACAACTTTACCTTTAAGTACATGATGATGCGAAGAAGATGATCCTAATGCTTCATCGATCTGAACTTCTTCTTCTACAACGGGGACAGGATCACCATCATTGAATACTTGAGAAGTCAATCCAACACGACGAACATCCATCGCGGTATCAATCTTTTGTTGAATTGCATCTTTGAACGCATTCAACGCTTCATCTTTATCATTCTTTACAAGTGCGTTAAATATTTTTTCTGACATAATTATTACTATTTATAGTTTTTTAAATTTCTATATCGTCGTCTTCTTCTTCACCTTCTGTATCACCAGAATCTTTTTCTTTCTCAATCTGATCATTGATTGACTCAATGTCTTCATCAGATTGATGTAGTATATTACGACGAACCCATTCCCGAGAGTAATATTGACCGATCTGTTCTTCAACCAACTGAAGCATCTCAAGTCTTTCTCTAAGAATCTCAAACTCTTTAAGTTCCGCAAAATAGTTATCTTCAATGAAGTCAACATTAATTGACTCTTCGATGTTCGGCCAATCCTTTGGTTCGATAACACCTTTCAGAATCAACTGAACCTTCAGAGCTTCAATAAAAATCTGTGAGAATCTCTTGCGAATCTTATCGACAAACTTCTGAAACTTGACTTCATCCCGAGATACTTCGGTTGCCCTACCAAGCGCAAAACCAGTATCCTGTTCAAGACGAGAGATCGGAACATTCAGAGATCTGTAAAGTTTCCTTTGAAAGAAGACAACATCTTCAATCTGGCCAAGATTCTCTCCACCACCCAAGGTAGTGATCTCTGTTCCTCTTCCACCTTCTCTTCGAGGTAGATAGAAGTCTTCGAGCATAGACATATGTTTACGATCATCAGTGATTTCACCTGTACTTGCATCGTAAACTAACTTGTTGCGGTAACGAGACACAACACTCTGAACGTACTCTTCTGCCTTACCCTTTGGTAAGTTACCTACGTCAATGTAGAAGATACGTCTTTCAGGTGCTCGTGAAACGCGATAGACAACCAGAGAGTCTTCCATGAATCGCAACTGATTGATCAGTTTGATTGCTTTATGAAGATAACCAATTGACTTAGTACGAGATGGATCAAAGAGACCGGAGTTGACTGCGATAATTGAGTCTTTCTCCAACTTGATTCCTCCTCCAGTCTTTATGTCGCTATTTGATAACATACCTTCAGAGTACAAATAATACTCCGCAACTACCTTATCATACTCGATTTCGGTCTTGGCGTCTTTTACCTTTTTAACTTCCTTTACCTTACTGATCTTTGTTGGATCGATGTAACGAAGTTCTACGATTCCACGCTTTGGATTCTCTTTATCAACGATGATCTGAAAATAGACTCGGCCGTCGATATACCAGTTACGAAAGAGATCGTGACCGTTATGATTGAACCGATAAAGCGTTAATATTTTGTTAAATTCTTCAATGATCTGCTTCTTGATATTGTCTGGTTGTTCCAGATCATCAAGTGCGATATTGACCGGAGCTGATTTGTCTCTTGATGCGATTGCACCATCCACAATGTCTGTGATTGCGGTATCCGCCTCGGGTTGTGTTGCAACTTCACGATACTTTAAAATAAGATCGTGATCAGAGACTGTTGCCGAATCTCCTAGATCGATATACTGTCCGTAAAGACCTCCCGAAAATACTGTTGTCGTAGAAGAACCGTCTTCACTCGGTTTTGGAATCGGTGAAACAATTTCTTTCTTTACTTTCGGGGTAACTTTCTTACTTATATCGTAGCCAAATATTTCCATAGATGTATTTATCCGCCTCGCAAGGATAGACTCACGAGGCGGATAGGTTTGAATTAATATCTAATTAAGTGGTTGAAGACCAGCTTCCACCCAAGGATTCCCAATACTGGAATGCAAGTTCAACTGTGAACTCTTCAATTGCATCATTTGTATCGTAACTCAAGTCAATTGCAGAAACATTTACAGGAAATGCTCCGCGAATATCATATCTTTTTGTTACATTTTCAGACTTATCAAGTTGCTCGATGAGCATATCTGCTTGATAGTCTGTTGGGTTTACTAATCCAAGATTAGCGTTATGCTCATTGATTCCGTTCATCCAACGTTCAAATGAATTTCTAATACTCATTCCGGCATCATTTAGAACCGTAATGGAATAGTTTTCAAACGTGCGATCTCCGGCTATCTTCAACTGACGACCTCTAAAAGGTACGTCAATTTGTGCGATAACGCTTGCAGGTAACTGAGCACCCTTGACCAAGAACTGTGTTAATTCACTGTCTCCTCCAGCATATGCCGGAAAGTTTACAGTTGCCTTAAACAGATTGGGCCTAGCGCCTCCTCCAATAAGTTTTGATTTAAAATCGTCTACTCCTAGTGCCATGATAGTTTCCTTTCTTTAACTATTTATATTACTGTTGTCCAGAAACTTCAGAAAACTCAACACCAGTACGAGTAGCGATGAAATTAAGTGTGATGAAGTTGATTGAACGTGCGGGCTTGATAAAAATATCAGCCACGAAACGGTTTGTGTCAATCACTTCTCCGGTATTATTTGTTTCGTCACAAACAACGAGGAAGTCCGTAACACCACGACGACCCTTTACATCCCGTAGGAAAGGTTCTGTCATGTTTCGGAACATTGCTCGTGTAAACTCGTCATTCAATTCGAATAACTGAAACTTAGAAGCAGTAGAGATTGCTTTTTCTAATGCAATAAACAAACGGCGAACGTTAATACGATCAAAGGCACTTGGTTTACTCTGTGCAGTCTTATCACCGAAAAGGATAATTCCTTGGCCGGGGAAAGATACGAGAGGATTAACACGACCCTTGTAAAGTGTATCACGCTGAGATGAGGTTGGGTTATAACCGAGTTTGATTACTCCACGCAATTGACCACGATTGTATCCAGCAGGCGAGAACCAAGTTTCCGCGACATTATCGACGTTAGCAAGGAGACCTGCAACATGACCAGCCGAACCGATCCAACGATAAACATCATTGTACTTGTCGTATACATAGACACATGTGGATGTCATGATTCCGTAAGAACTAGATGAAACTCCAGTAGACCAATCGGTTGCCTTTGTAACAGCTGTCGCAACAGTTGATTGAAGAGCAGTTCCATCCGTACCAGTGGTCGGAGGTGAAACAACCGCAACACAATCCTTACGAGCAGAAGCAACCGCGATCACTGCATTTGCAGCCGCGTATCCTATTTCAGAAGTATCTGCACCGATAGGGCCAATCAAGATATTTACATCCAAAGTTTCGGCATCACCGAAAGCAGTTGTGTATACAGCTTGAAGTTGAGCAGTAGTTGGTTCTGTTCCATCGGAACCACCTGTCAAACTATAGTTGAAACCATCTGAACTTGAGTCAGTTGTGCTGGAAATATCGGCTGTAGGCCAAACCCAAGCAGATTGAGTTTCAAGAACATCGGCGTAATATTTTGATGTTCCATCATCTCTCTTATTTCCGGCTGTTGCCGTAAGATTTTCAAAAACTTCAAGAACAGTGTTTGCTGTTCCGGTTATTGTACCATCTTCGTCAATAATGACAATATGGATTTCACCAGCTGATGGAGCTCCATTGACAGCGGCAGTTGCAACTGTATTTGCATTACCCGAGAAGTTTCCGCTCGTGAGAACAGATACTTCCAAAGAATTACCTAGAGCGCCTGGATATTTGGCAACGAAGAAATTCTGTGGACTTGAAGTAAGGGTTTGACTTTCCCAATTATCGGAGTTCTTTACTAAGTAAGTTCCGCCATCTGTACTAGCATTATTCAGGCTAGTTGCATTGAAACGATAAACATTTAATGCGTTTGCGTATTGTAGAAAAGCAGCGGCTTGAAACCACTGTTTATAGTTGTCGTTGTTCGGTTTCTGAAAATTAGAAACCAACTCGACTTCGGATCCGACACTAACAACTTCTTCAACGGGGCCCCATTGAAAATGGCCTACTATACCGCCTATAGAAGTTGATACTGCTGGAATAACATTTGTCAAGTCAACTTCGTTGACATCGACGCCAGGTGATACTAAAAATCCCATGCGTTTTTCCTTTCAGTTATTTGAGTTGAATGATAAGTATTGATCATGATAAGGTGTTTTTCAATGATACTATTTATAGATAATGAAATTTACAGAGACTTCCAAGCCTTCTGTGATTCGACCATTCGATCATGTGCAGAGTTTCCATAAGAGGTTCCGTCATCAATCACACCAAACGGGGCGATATCATCTTCGATCTCCTGCATTTTTTGGTTGAATAGAACCTCCTTTAAATTGATATCACTGATATTACCGAACGCATCTGAAGAAACGAACCACGCAAAGAGAACGAGATTCATTACAAGATCATCGTGATTTCCCTGTGCAGCGGAGAAACTAGACCCTTTGACTTCAAATGACGCGAGCTCACGAATAGTCTCGGAGTCGTGTATCTTCAGTTTACTGAGTTCGATGAGATCTTTGAGGTTTGAACATCCAATCCTCTTGACTCTTTTTGTCATAGTCACTCCGATGCCTCCTCGTTTGACCGATGATTCTAAAAAGGTGTTTTCATACTCATATTCGTAATAGACTGTATTACATACAACCTGCCCCGCATCATTGTTCTCAATCAGAACCATAGCCTG